AATCCTCCAGAGCAAGATACTAAGCACACGCGACGTCTGCCGTTTCTTCCGCGTAGACCCGTCGCTGGTCTATGAATCGACGAACAACACCTACAAGAGCGGCGAGTTCCCGCAGCTCATGTTCCTGGTGCAGACCCTGGAACCGATGCTTTGCCAAATGGAGGAGGAACTGACGACGAAACTCGTGCCCGAATACCTATGGGGCAAGCATCGCGTCCACATCAGTCGCGAACCCATGTACACGACGGACCTCGCAACAAAGGCTACGTATTACAGCAGCATGTTAGGCGCCGGCATCTTTACGGTCAATGACCTACGCCGGAAGGAGGGGCTGCCGCCCGTCGAGGGCGGCGACACGCCGCTCATCAGCGCCAACGTAGTGCCGCTGACAGACAGAACCGCGAACAATCAACCAACAGAGAATAACAATGCCGAACAACAGTAACAGAGAAATTCGCACGGTGCCCGAAGCGCCTCAAATGGAGGAGCGCGCCTTGGAGAACGGGGAGACGGCACACGTCATCTCGGGCTATGCCATTCGCTTCGGCGTGGAGAGCCAAGTGCTACCTTCCTGGGAGGGAAACTTTATAGAAATCATCGACCGCTCGGCGGTCACTCCGGAGCTATTGGCACAGAGTGACGTCGTGCTGACGTTCAACCATAAGCAAGATCAGCTCATCGCCCGTAGCACCAATGGAAAGGGGACGTTATCACTCACTTTAGACAACAAGGGCCTCCGCTATGAGGCGGAGGTGCCGAACGTCAGCTACGCCCGCGACCTCTTCGAGCATATCCGCCTGGGCAACGTCAGGGGGTCATCGTTCTGCTTTGCCTGCTACTCTCCCGGCTCGGTGGAATATACGCGCAAGGCCGACGGCACGCGGCTGCGCACCATCAAGAAAATCGACGAACTCTACGACGTCTCGGCCGTAGTCACGCCGGCCTACACGCAGACGAGCGTGGAGGCCCGTTCGTGGGAGGCGCAGCGACAGGTCTTAGAAGAGCAGCCACAGCAGGAGCAGCGCTTTGGGATGCTCCCCGAAGAGGGCGAAATGGCCCTTATGAAGTAAAATTTTCACACTCCAATCAATAACCAACAGCAATGACAAGAGCAGAATTAACGAAGCAGCGTCATACTCTCTTAGAGAATATGCGCAGCCTTCTCGACAAGGCCAAGAGCGAGAATCGCAGCCTGACGGAGGAGGAGCAGGCCGCCTTCGCCGACATGAAGCGACAGGTGGCAACCATCGAGGCCTCGCTGGAACTCGACGACATGCGCAGCAAGGGACAGCAGGCTTATGCCCTCACGTCCCGCCGCCACGCCTTAGCCGAAGCTATCCGCAGCCTGGTGACGAAGAAGGAGGCCATGGTAGACGTGGCCTTCCGTGCCGCCGACACGACGATTACGACGACCGGCGTAGCCCCCGTCACGCCCGTGACCATCAACGAAATCATCGAGCCGCTGGAGCAGGGCTTGATTTTGGGCCTCCTTGGCCTGAAGCTCAAGACCGGTCTCAAGGGCGAACAGAAGTGGCCGACGGTGGCCGCCGTGGAGGCATCCTTTGCCGAAGAGGCCGTAGCCATCGACGACACGAAAATCTCGCTGGACAAGCTCGTGCCTCAGCCGAAGCGCGTGGCGATCTCCGTCCCCATCTCCAACGCCGCCATCGATCAGAGCGACGACGTGATTCTGGACGAGGTCGTGCTGCCGCAAATTACGGCAAGCGTGCAGCGCATCCTGAACAAGGCTATGTTCTCCACGACGAAGATCAACACCTTGGCCACGGAGGGCTGCTTTGTCAATCCGGGCACTAAGGTGACGTTTGCCGGCGCTGTGCCGACCTACGCCGAACTCCAGGCGCTGCGCGGCAAGGTGCGCGCCAAGGGCATCATCGCCGACGGCACGTTTGCCTACGTCATGAGCTCCGAAATGGCCGCAGCACTGCGCGCCACGGCCAAGGACGCCGGTAGCGGTAAGTTCATCATCGAAGATGACAAGATTGACGGTATCCCCGTCTTCGAGACGGAGTATATCGAGGCCGCCAACACGACCTACGCTACCAAAGGCCCGAAATATGTAGGCTTCGGCCGCTTCTCGGACTTCTTGATCGGTCAGTTCGGCAACACTCGCCTCACGGTGGACAACCTCACGGGGGCTGCAAGCGACGTTACGAAGGTGGTGCTCAACACCTACTTCGCATATCAGGCCCTACGCCCTGAAGCCTTCGGCCTGGGCACTGCGACCATCGCTTAACCAATAAACAAAGAACCGTAGTATGAGATATTTGACCGTTACGGACCTGCGCAAGCATCTGAATATCGAACATCACGAAGATGACCGGTATCTGGAGGAGATAGGCACCGCGGCCGAAATGGCCGTAGAGAACCACCTGCAACGCCCCCTGGAGGAGGTGGCGCAGGACGGGGTGCTGAACGCTGACGTGGCCCATGCGGTGAAGCTCTTCGCCGGTACGCTATACGCCAACAGGGAGGCAGTTACCTTCGGTTCGCCGCAGGTGCTGCCGACCGCTATTGGCTGGCTGCTGACGGCCTACATCAAGTTTTGAGCTATGCAAGCAGGATGTTTGACAGAGTGCATCGTCATCATGCGCCGCGTGGAGGAGCGTGGCGCGCACGGTGAGAGCGTGGACACGTTTGTGGACTACAAGACGTGTCGGGCGCAAATCACGGCGCAGAATGGCCGCAAAGCCCTCATGAACGGGGAGGTGTGGTATCCTCAAACGCGCGCTATCAAAATCCGCTACGACCGCTCCGTGCAGGAGACTATGAGGGTGAAACATCGTGGGCAAGTGTTTGAAATTACCGCCATCACGCATGACCTTCGAGACCAAAGCACGACCATCGCGGCCGAACTCATCAACGAATAAGACCACAGACACAGACAGCTATGGAAGCTATCCGCATCGACATCGACACGAAGGCCGTGGACGCCCTATTTGAGCGTCTTAGCCCGAAGAAGATTTCTAACCTCTCGCGCAAATCGTTTCGCCCTGCCGCGACGCTCATCAAGAGCGCCGCGGTGCGGAACTTCAAGCGGCGGTTCCCCGGCTCGGAATTGGTCGGAGGTATCCGAACGATGATATTCCGGGACGGTAGCGGTGCGGGCGTAGGCTATAAGCGCGTAGCTGGAGCAGGCAACTCGAGGCGCAAGGATGCCTCGGTGGAGGCACGCTACTGGCTGGTACTGCCCCTGGAGAAGGGAACCGTGCAACGCTTTACCGGAGCCAAGAAAAACAGGGGCAAGATAGCCGGCGCGCACTTCTTCGCCGACGCCTTGCAGGCCAAACAGCAGCAGGCCTTGGTCAAATATCAAACTACTATGGAACGTTCTATCATCAAACTGGCAGAAAATGGCTGAAATCTCCCATCCGTATGACATTGGCGTCTGGCTGAACTCGGTGCTACCGATGCAGGCCTTTCCGCTCTGTACGGCGACGCCACAGGCTACGCCGTGGATCGTCTACACGGACGTGCGCTTCACCTACGACAGCGACAAGGACGGCGTCAGCGTCAGCGGCGGTTCGTTCTCGCTCTACTGCGCAGGAAGCAGCTACACAGAGGCTGCGGAGCTGGCCAAGAGTATCGTGGACACGATGCCGGCGGCCTATATTGCAGACCTGGAGGCAGACGCGCGTCTGGTAGAAAGCGAATGTTACTACACGGAGACGGGAGACCAATACATCTACCGCCTGGATTATGTAATTTCAATCTGATATGGCAATCAAAGGTAAACAACTGATGGTCTTTGTGGGCAAGAAGGCAGTCGCCTGCGCCAAGAACTCCACGCTGGAGCTGACGTCCAAGACCATCGAGGAGCAGACCAAGGACGACGACGTCGGCCCGAAGACGGAGGTGGACTACGTAGACTGGTCTATGACGACGGAAAACCTCGTAGGCACGTCGCAGGGTACGAACATCGATGAGCTGGTGGCCACCATGATTAGCTGTGGCACGGTCGGCTTGCTGTTTGCTCCCGTGGGGAGCTGCGAACAGGCAGAGCCGACGTCCGGCTGGGCTTCGACGACCAAGGTGGACGGATTCACGGCCCTCCAAGGCACGGGAATCATCGAATCTATCAGCGTTAATGCCCCCGTAGACGGCAAGGCATCGGCCACGGTGAAGTTTAAGGGCGCCGGGAAACTGACGCAGGTTAGCAGCACTTAACGATGGAAACCGTCAAGATTAAAGGCGTCGAGCAGTCCTACCGTTTTGGTCTGGGCGCACAGATGATTTTTGAGCACCTCACGGGCAAGGCGTGGGACGGCTCGACGAACCTTACGGACCTCGCGCGGCTCCACTACGCTTGCCTCCTGAACGGCAACTACGACCTGGAGCTGACTTTTTCGGAGTTGGTGGACGCCTGCGACGAAGATCCGCGGCTCTTCACTGAGATGGACCGGGCACTCCAAAAGGAGTTAGACCGCTTCAACGAGCGCAACCTCACGGTACGCCCCGAAGACCAAACTGCGGACGAGACAAAAAAAAACTCTCCGCAGTAGAAATGTATGAAATCTGCGTCGGGGCTTGTGGCATTTCGCCACAATACTTCAAGACGCAGATGACCGTGCCCGAAGCGGCGGCGCTGATACGCGGCTACAAGCTGCGCCAGCGTGTCGGATACGACCAAGCGAGGCTCGTGGCGCGCGTAGTGGCCTCCTGCCTCTGTAGCAACCTCCCGGAGGACTTCCTGAAGTTCCCATGGGAGGAAGAACAGGAGAGGAAAAGTCCCGAAGAGGAGGCCAAAGAGTTAGAAGCATTGAGGGCCATGGTGCCCTTTATGGAACGCCTCATGAACCAACAGCAAAACAATGGCCAATAACATTCTCATCAAGATACTCGCAGAAAACGCGGACTTCACCTCGAAGCTCGCGCAGTCGAAGCGTCAGGTGTCGGCCTTCCAGGAGGTCGGCACTAAGGCGTTTAACGGCGTGACGAGTGTGGTGGGCAAGTTAGCGGCCGGCGTGGGGCTGGCCATGGGCGGCATGGAGGCCTTCAACAGGGTCATGCAATCTTCGCAGGCCATCGGCGACCAATGGGCCTCGGTGCAGCAGCAGGCCACGACGGCCGTCAATGAGTTCTTTTACGCCATCGCCAACGGGGACTTCACAAATCTGCAAAACGGCCTGACGGACCTAATCTCACGCGCCGACGAGGCTTATGCGGCCTTTGACCAATTGGGCAACGCTCTGATGAGCTACAATATCATCTCGGCCCGTGAGGCGGCCAACGTGCAGCATCAGATGGTGACTATCAACGACACGACGATAGAGCCGAAGGTGCGTCTGGACGCTCTGAATCAGGCCCGTGAAAGCATTACGAAGATGGTGGAGGCGGCTGACGTCGTGAAGAACGACATCACGACCGCGCTCTCCGCACAGGTAGCCCGCGACACGGGGGTATCGTCGGCGACGATTTCCCTGGACGACATCTACGAGGCCGCCACGGTGGACGCTACGAAGGGGCGCGAAGCCGCCAAAAAGTATGCACGAGAGCAATATGCGGCCTATAAAGAGGAGGTTGCGAAGCTGCGCGAGGCAAATACGGAGACAAAGAACGTGGGCTACGGCTGGACGCGCGTAACGGACGAGAATGCCGTGAGCGCCGGCATGGAGCGCCTTAATGCGCAGTACAAGCAGGCCATCGTCTACAACGCGTTGCTGAACAAATATAGCGACGACGAGCTGGACAATTTAGGCAAGCAGGTGCAGTCCTATTATGCCATCAATCAGCAGGCGGACGCCATGTCTCGACGCCTCAATCAGCAGGAGAAGCGCATCACAGGCGGCGACACGACGAACCCGAAGGACTCCAAGACAGAAGGGCCGACCTACGAGGCCGGCTCGCTGGGCAAACTCCAAGAGCAGCTGAAGGAGGCCAACCAAGCGCTGCTTACGGCCACGACGGACGAGGCACGCCAAGCCGCACAGGCGCTGGTGGACCAATATACGCGCAGCATCGCGCTCATCAAGCGTAATTTAGCCCCGGAGACGGAAGAGGTAGACACCGCGTTCGACATGGACAAGTTTGTCTCCGACACCATCGCCCTGGCCGAAAAAGTGGACGCAGAGACGGCGAAGATGGAGCAAGACTGGGCGGACACTGTAGACAAGATGAGCGCCAAAGCGGAGCAGCTTTCAGAAGAGTTAGGCCGCGGAACGCTGGACGCCATCTCTACGATGAACAGCGGCGTGCAGAGCCTTTATAGCTCGTGGGCGGACTTGGGAGACAGCATCTCGAACGCAAAAAACGGCGTGGAGGCCTTCTTTGCAGTCTCCAATGCGCTCGTGAACACGATAACGACCGTCGAGAGCATCGTCGGCGTCTTCGAGCGCCTGAACAAGACCAAGGAGGAGAGCGCCGCCATCAGCGCAGCGTTGGCCGTCACTAATGAGGTGGAGTCCGGCGCGACGAAGTCGGAGGCCAAGGCCGAAGAGGAGAATGCCGGCGCGTTGGGCGTCGAAATGGGCCTTAAACTGGCTGATGCCGAAGCGTCTAAACAGAAGGCCAACGCGCAGATGGAGGACGCCGCCACAGGCGTCATGGCCGCCCACTCGGGTATCCCGTTCGTCGGCGTGGCCTTGGGTCTCGCCGGCTTGGCCTCCATCATCGCCGCCATCGCGACCATCCCGAAGTTCGCAGAGGGCGGTATCGCGACACGCGCCACGATGGGTATCTTCGGCGAAGCAGGGCCGGAGGCTATCATCCCGCTGTCTAAAATCAACAGCGTATTGGGGCAAACGGAGACGCCGACGCAGACGGTGGAGTTAAAAATCAAGAACACGGAGCTGGTGGGTATCTTCCAACAGTATTTCAATAGAAGGGGGCGGTTATCATGAACTGTTATGTAAATACTTTCCAGGACGACGAGGGCACGGACTACACGGTGCGCATCGAAGACAGCTCTCTGACGGAGGACACGCCGATAGAACTTGGCCCGACCCCCGTAATCATTAGCTATGAGGGGGACGAGGATGACCTTTATAAGCCGGTAAAGAGTGTGACGGCGAAAATACAGGTCATCACCTCCTCTTTGCTTCTTGGCATCTATAGCGCCGACCCCATGGGGCGCAAGGTGACGGTCATGAACGGCACGGTGACCATCTTCGCGGGCTACGTGATGCCCGGTGTGTGGGAGGTGCCGGTCAGCAGCGCTCCGCATAGCGTAGAGGTCGAGGCCGTGGACCCCCTGACGCAAATGAAATACTATAAGTTCACACAAGAGAACGCCGCCTACAGGCAGATAGTAACCGCCGACAGCATCATCCAAAGGTGCTGCGACAAGATGGGCATCAAGCACTATGTCAGCGACGTGCTGAACGCGGAGGACCATCAGCTGCGCATCAACGAGGAGACGTTCTTGTGTACGAACTATGACGACGACGGGGCGGACAGCAGCACGTGGCTCGAAGTCATTGAGGCTATCGCGCGCATCAGCGGGTGCACGGCTATGGTCTGGCAAGGGACCCTTTATATCCTCTCCTACGACCGCCCTACGACCGCCGTCAGCGACAACAGCTACCTCTACGAGGGGTGGCTGAAAACGGAAGACGGCTGGACGGATCAGGGGAAGGGCAACGGTACGCGTACGCTCCTGACCCCGGAGGAGGTCCGCACGTCGGGCTACACGATGCAGATACAGCCGGCGAAGACGGAAGTCGTTATTTCCCCGAGGGCGACCGGCGACATCCAACTGACGACGGACATCTTCAATGAAGAACGCATCAAGGCCATCGGCGCGACCAAGGCCCGGACCTACACGAACGACGACAAGACCTACTACGTCTGGGGAAGTGCGAATAGCGGGACGTCGGACGACATCTCGGTCTCCGGCATAGGGTTCGCCACGATTATGCGCGTGCAGCGTCAGGTAGCCAACCCCGACGAGGTTAATTATCGCTATACGCCGGAGACGACGCCTATGCTCTGTGCGCCGGCATCCATCGCGGCGAAGGCACGCAAGGTGAACCCCATCGACGGCGCTACGATGGTCCTTAGCTATACGTCTTACGCCAAGGTCTCCTCGGGGACGTTTCCCAACCTGAACGAGGATAGTTTGGGCGGCGGCTGGATACGGCTCTACGTAGACGGCGTCGAACAGACAGACACAGATATAGCAGATTTTGACCCTGACGACGAGGACGGCAATCATATCTACTACGTAGACGACAGCGACAGCGCGGCGACGGGGTCAGGCTGGAAGACCTGCAAACGTAACTACTATAACGTCCCACAGGGGCTGGTGGAGGTGCGCTTTATGGGCGGCTACTTCTCGGCCGTGTCGCTGGAGTATGAGGGGGCGTATCACGACGACACGACGACGATCATCGCAGCGGACGCCGTGGACGGCTATCAAGAGACGCTGGACATACAGTCGGCCTTGGTTCCCTATGGCAAGAGCCTCTCCGTCGTGGCAGAATACGCTCGCTCTACCAAGCGGCCGTACTACGCGCGGTATGACTTGCAATATGCAGCGCCCCGGGCGCGCATCAAGTGCACGGCCATCATCAACAATTTTTCTCCGTTCCGCTTCTTGAGCCACGAGGGCATGACCCTCGTGGCCGACACAGCGGAGGTGGACTTGAGGACAAGAGAAATCACCGTTTCAATGTTAGAACGCCATGAGTAATAAGCTAAGAGGTCGCCTTTTCGGCATTTTTGCGGTTGTAGATGGGACAATAAAAAATGTGGCCGCATCGACGTCTTCGACGATTTCCATCAACAGAGATATGGTGGAAATAGTAAGCGTAGCGGAGGCCAAGGGCTACGTACCGGGAAAGTACGAATGGAAGGGAACAGCGGAAGGTGTGATTGCATACACCGCAGGAGAGACGCCGAATAGCATCAAACTGACGAAGCTCCTGGTGGAAGGCACAAAAGTGAGCATGTACATCGGGGAGTGTGCCGTATTATATACTGCAACGAGAACACTTACGATAAACCCAGAACACGACATATTCTTCACGGGCGAGGCCTACTTGGAAGCCGTAGAAATGAAGGGCGAAGTGAGCGGGTACGCAAAATATAATATACAGTTCCGCGGTGTAGGGGAGCTAAAGGTAGCATATAGAGATGGGGCATCGTGATGGAATACGTTATCACCATTATCGGAGGCGTCGTGAACGCCGTTGTGACGCTCGCGGGCGTCTTCCTCTACCACCGTCAGACCGCAGCGGCCAAAGAGATAGACAACGAGGCCAAGCGCTCGGAAGAGTGGCGCAAGCTCTACGAGGAAAGCAAGGCCGACAGCGAACGCAAAGAGACCGTCATCACGGACCTGCGGCATCAGCTCCATCAGGAGGAGGTGGCGCGGTTCAAAGCGGAGAAGGACCGGGTGCGGCTTGATTCGGCCCGCTGCGACAACTTCTGGTGCACTCAACGGAAGCCCCCGCTCAAGGATATAATCGTCGAACAAATAACAGCTGTAGAAAGTCATGAATAATTATGCTTTAGGGACTGCGCTTTCCGTCTCCTGGCCTATCCTCACCAATGGGGCGGAGCTTGACTTGGACGGACGCGACATCCATATCTACTTTAGAGCCGAAAACACCGCGGAGAAGGTGGAGACCGTTCCGACGCGCTACGTGAAGAACGTGGTCTATTTTCGTATTCCTGCCGTAGGGCAAAAAGTAGGGCATTATGCGCTGTACTTTGTGGAGAACGAAGGAACAGCCGACCAAGCGGTCATCATCCTACCACAGGCCTTCCGCATCATAGGCCGTCCGTTTGAGGTGGACACGCTGGAGGGCGACGTCGAAGGGCTACAGACGACGGTAAAGACTTTGCGCGGAGAGGTGGACGCGCTGATGGGCGACGTCAGCGACCTGCAAGGCGACGTTTCGACGCTCAAAGGTGAAGACGTCGCTGCCGGGGAACTCAAACTCCGTTCATCCTACTTGCAGTTAGGCGTCAAGGGCGAGAGCCTCTACGAGCTGGAGGTTCGCCTCGGCCATTTTGAGGGGACGGAGGAGGACTTTTGCAACCAATACGACCAAACGCTGGCCGACGCCGTCGCTGCTACAGAAGCGGCCAATGAGGCCAATGAGGCCTTCACCAAGGCGGAACATGAACGTGTAAGCGCTGAAGAAGCACGCGTCAGTGCAGAGACGAAGCGCTCCGACGCGGAAGCAGCTCGAGCTACGTCAGAGGAGACGAGACAGAGCCAAGAGGCTACGCGTCAGACGCAGGAGAGCGCACGCGTCAGTGCGGAGACGAAGCGCGCCGACGCGGAGAGCGCTCGAGCCACTGCGGAGGAGACGAGACAGAGCCAAGAGGCTACGCGTCAAACGCAGGAGAGCGCTCGCGTCAGTGCGGAGACGAAGCGCGCCGACGCGGAAGCAGCTCGAGCCACTGCGGAGGAGACGAGACAGAGCCAAGAGGCTACGCGTCAAACGCAGGAGACCGCTCGCGTCAGTGCAGAGACGTCCCGTGAGGAATCCTTCTCAAAGGCAATTAGTGAAAGCAAAGCCGCCACAGAAAACGCAAATACCGCAGCGGCCACAGCGACGACATCCGCCAACGACGCGGAGACGCAAGCCTCACGAGCCAAAGCACAGGCGGACAATCCGCCAAAGATGGGTGACAACGGCAACTGGTGGGCGTGGGATGAAGCAGCCGCCGCGTATGTAGATACAGGCATCTTGGCCAAAGGCGGCATATTATACCCGTCCTTTCTGGTGGACCCGGCTTCGATGCACTTGATTATGGCCTACCAAGACATCATCGCCGAAGAACAGTTCACGCTCGACACCTCCAACGGACATCTTAATTTTAACTACAGATAAATATGGCTACTTCAACAATGTCAATAGACCTCGGCAAGGTGTCCATCATGCCAAGAGGTCCATACGATGAGAGCACCGTCTACGAGCGGCTCGACGTCGTGACGCAGGGCTATGGCTGTTATCTTAGCCTTAGCGACGACAACCAAGGGCACAGCGTCACGGACACGGACTGGTGGATGCTGCTGCTCTCTGCTGACGATGTCATCGCAGCAACAGAGGCCGCAACGGCTGACGCTACGACCGCGACCAAGACGGCAACGGACGCTGCGGCTTATGCCCAAGAGAAGGCGTTACTGGCGGCCGCCCAAGCGGCTACGGCCAACGCAGCAGCGGGCAATGCAACGACAGCTGCTGCGACCGCATCGAGCGCTACAGCATCGACCAATGACGCCGCAGCAAAGGCCAACACGGCGACGGCGGAGGCACGACAAGCCGCGGCCGTCGCTCTGGCCATCGCCGACCTCGCTGCTCAAAGCGCCGGGCTGTCTCCCTGCTCCGCGATACCGGCCACGATAGTCGTGCAGGACACGCCGACGGCCGTAGTCGGGCAGAGTGTGCAGCTATGCGTCTCCTTATTCCCGGACGACGCCAACAAGAGCCTCGTATTCTCGCCTCGGAGCTTTAACGCCGACATCTCCCCTGCGGGCCTCGTGACTGCGGACACTGCCGGCGACGTTCAGGTGAACATCACGCCTACGTTCAACAGCTCGCTCGCGCAGACGTACGTCATCCACTACCGTGACCTCGAGGCGCGCGTGGGCGAAGACGGAGAGGCTCGGACAACAGAGTCCGGCGAAGCTATTGAGTGCTAACGAACCAATATACTAACATAAAACTCGAAGCAATGAAAATTAGTGAAATGCCCTTGGCCTCTTCCATTACAGGCAGTGAGGTCTTTGAAATCGTGCAAGACGGCCAAAGCCGACAGTGCTCCATCACGGAGATATTGTCCGCTGCGCCTGACGCCAACGGCGTCTATCCGGACGTCCCCCTTAACCGTATTTGTGTCAAACGCTACGCCATGCAAGCCTCCACCATTCCTGCCATAGAGGGTAACTTGGGGATGATCGCGCTTATCACGGCCACGGCCTATCCCTGCCTCGTAGACAGTAATAGCATCGAGGTGGCGCGCCTGAACGGTAGCGACGTCACCAAGACTGCGGACGGGCGGCCGGCGGTCCTCGACGACCCTACGCTCCAGGTGATGACCAAGATGGGCGGGGTATGGACCAAGTACGAATACAACGCCGCGACAAACGAGAAGACGTTCAAATACTCCATCTACAAGGTGCGCGGATACCGTTACATCCGTCGCCGCTATGTGGGGTGTTATGGTGGCACGGTACAGGACGGAAAGCTGCTCTCCATCGCCGGACAGTGGACGACGCAGTCAAAGAATATACAGCAATACCACGAATACGCCAAGGCCCTCGGGGACAACTTCCGCGAGTATGCTTGCCAAGACCATGAAGTCTTCCGTATGTACTTCTGGCTTATCCATCAGACGTTTAATTCGCAGAGTATCTATCAGGGGAGTACTAGTGCTGATTGGACTTGGTGGTATACCAACTTAGGTAATGTGGACGCAGGCGGTATTCAATGCGCCCCATTCCATAAGACCGGGATTACGAACAGCATCAAGGGGCATGAGGGCGAGACGTCGGTGACGTGTACGAACAAAGAGGACGTTAGCTGTACCGTGAAGCCTAACAAGTTCCTATGGTGTGAGAACCGTTTGTCAGGGCCTTATTTCATATGGGCTACCGGATACCTGAAGAAGGATCAAATATGGTATCGCTGCAATGACCTCTCCAAAATTGCCTTCACCGTCACGGACGACTACGAGGCATTCTGCGAAGACGTTACCAAGGATACGACGACAAACGAAGGATGGGCGCTGGAGCTTTTCGAGGATACACTCATTCCAAATGCGTTAGGCGCGTCAGATTCGACGGGCTTCTGCGATTGGTGTTGGTCTACAAGCTCTCCGTCGGAGGGGACGGTCTACGTCCCGGCGTTGGTCGGCTCTGCGACCTACGGTTCC